GAGGGTGGAGATGACCCAAGCAAGCACCCTTGGTCTATCTTTAAAGCTGCATTTGCACCTTATCTTGTCAGCGCAATTCAAGAGCAACAAAAGCAAATAGAAGAGTTAAAATCAGAAATAGTCAAACTCAAAGGAGAAAACTAATGGCTGCGACATTTACATGGAATATTCCACAGGTTGATCGTCAAGTATCGTCTGGATTGATTACCAACATTCACTGGCGGCTTTCGGCTGTCGAAACAATTAACGGTACTGAATACAGCGCAGACTGCTACGGCTCTAAAGGAGTATCTGGTGATCCAAGTTCATCAGACTTTATTGCCTATGATAGCGTAACCAAAGACAACGCGATTGCATGGGTCAAAGCTGCGCTAGATGCTGACGAAGATGAAGACTCAGCCACTGACAAAGAAGCTGGTCTTCAAGGTCAGATCAACAAGAAAGCAGCGCCTGTGGATGCTTCTGGGACTCCGTGGGCTTAAAGCTTCAAATGAAGACTGAAATGGACATAGCTCTGGAAGCCCTTGAACGCATTGCAGAGCATGAGAAAGAATGCGGAGAGCGTTGGGCTGAATGCACTGTAGAGCTAAGAGAGCTTCGTAGGGCTACTGATAACCATGCTGCACGTTGGGAAAAGCTTGCGTGGCTGGTAGTAACTGTTGTCATTACCACAGCAGCAACTGTTGTTGTTTCAATTTTAGGATAAGACATGAGTAGAAAAAGAAAGAATAGGAACAATAAAAAAGTCTTGCAAGCACTTCGACAGAAGAGAGCTAATGGTGGACGTTTAGGTCTTGCTCATGGAAGTAGGCCCATAAGAAACAATTATATTACTAATGAAGAGTTTCAAGCGGCAATGCAAGCTTGGGACGCAGGACATAGCAGCACTCCAGATAACACTCCTTCTCCTCCTGCTCCTCCTACTCCAGAAGAAATAAAAGATAAAAGAATAGATAAAACAGCAGCAAGAACTCAAAAGATTGCTACTGGCGATAAAAAAGTATTATCTAAAGTTGCTCCCAAGCCTAAAGTAGATACAACAAAAGCAACTGTAAAGTCAGGAACAATTACTAGAGACAGAGATGTAGAAACAATAAAGAAATCTCCTGTAGCAAAACAAGGTGTTGTAGGTACAAAAGGCACTACAGTAGGTAAAACATCTACTGTTAAAAAAACAAGCACTGGTAAAATACCCGGAACTGCAAAAGGCCCTGCAAAAACTTTTCAGTCTGTTGATGCTAAAGCAACTGGAACTACAGACGCAGCAGAGCTAGATGATCTAACGAGAGAAGCAGATGTAGATGAAATTAGAGATCTTACAGAACGTGCAGAAGCTGCTGATAGAGATACGAAGCAGGAGCAAGCAGCACAAGCTGACGAGACTAAGTTTGATCGTGACGCTGAGTCTGAGGTAGAACAAGTAGATTTCAGAGAAGAAGTAACAGTTTCTCCAAGTCCAGAAGCAGAAAAAGATACAAGAAAGATTATAACAGAAAAAGCTGCCCCTGATGAGGTAGAGGCTGTTATTGATAATAAAATAGGATTTGAAGCTGCACAGCGCCGTGTCGTAAAGGGAACAGCAGCTAAAGGTGCAGCAGCAGACATGATTGCCGCTGTTGGTGATATTCCAAAAGAAGTCACAGCAGCTATCGTAGAAGATCCTGCTTCAGTAGAAGCTCAGATTGATGATCAGCCCGTAGAGGTACGTGCAGCAGTTGCTGCTTTACCTACAGAGGCGCTGGTGTCTTCTCAGATGGAGACACTGCTAGGTGGCATGGAAGATGGTAAGACTCCTCTGTGGGCAAGACCAGCCGTTGCCGCTGTAGAGCAGAACTTAGCCCGTAGAGGCTTGTCAGTGTCCTCTGTGGCTAGAGACTCTCTGTTTAATGCAATCATACAGACTGCCCTACCAATGGCTCAGAGCAACGCACAGGCCCTTCAGCAACGTGCTGCACAGAATCTGACTAATCAGCAACAGGCTAATCTTGCACAGTCTACACAGGACATGCAGCGCCGTATGGCTAACTTAGCTAACCGACAGACATCAGAATCACAGACTGCACAGAATGCACAGGCTATGGCTACGCTACAGAGTCAGTTTACTCAACAAGCCACTATGACTACTGCACAGCAGCGTCAGCAGACGGAGATGCAGAACTTAGCTAACAGGCAGCAAGAAGCAGTCATAGATGCTCAAAACCAGCAAGCAATAAATGCTCAAGAACTTGGTAACGAGCAGCAAATGGAACTTGCTAATCTACAAGCAGAACTGCAAGTAGACGCTGCTAATGTTTCAGATGAGAATAAGTTTAGATTGTCTGAGATGCAACTAGGCGCTGACTTCATGGCTAAGAATGCAGGATTCACTCAGCAGATGAAGCTTGCAAATCTTAACAATGAGCAACAGATTAGACTTGCTAATTTGAGTGCTAGGAATCAAGCAGCATCAGATCAGCTTACAGCAGATCAAAGAACTGAGTTAGCAAACTTAAATGCTAGGGTACAGGAAAATTTAGCAGGTGCTAAGATTGCTGAGAGCATGGGTATTGCTCAACTAAATGTGGATCAGCAAAGGGCTGTGGCAAATGCTGCTACAGTCGCCAGAGTAGACCTTACTAAGTTCAATGCAGATCAACAAGTAGAACTAGCGAACAGTAAGTTCATGCAGTCAATGACTATGGCTGACTTTAATGCAGAGCAACAATCAGCAATGCAGAACGCTACCGCACTAGCTCAGTTAGATTTTGCAGCCGCTGACCAGAGAACTAAACTAGCTATTACTAATGCACAAAACTTTTTGAAGATGGACATGGCTAATTTAAACAATGAGCAGCAAGCTGTTGTTTTAGATCAACAGTTAAAGCAGCAAAGATTTTTATCTGATCAATCTGCTGAGAATGCTGAGAGACAGTTCAACGCTACATCTAAAAATCAAGTTAGACAGTTTCAAGCAGGACTAGCAGCAAACATGAATCAGTTTAACGCCACTCAGCAAAACTCTATGAAACAGTTTAATGCTACAGAAAAGAATAGGATAGCTGCCTTAAACGCTAACAACAGATTAGAAGTTAACAAAGCTAACGCTGCTTTAAAAACAGATGTGCAGAAGTTTAACACAGAGGTTGAGTTCCGTAGAGATCAATGGAATGCCTCTAATGCACAAGCTGTAGAGCAATCTAATGTTGAGTGGAGGAGAAAGTCTAACACCATAAACACTGCTGCTAAGAATGCTGCTAATCAACAGAACGCTCAGTATCGTTTTAATCTAAGCACTCAAGCTAATGCACAGCTTTGGCAAGAGCTAAGAGATCAGGCTAATCACGATTTTGCAGCTACGCAAGCGGGTAAAGATAGGGCGTTAAATCTATTAAACGCAGCTTTAGGAAACGAAAGATTTTTGACAGACGATGATCTATCGACTCAAAGAAACCAAATATTTGGTTTAATACAAGATGTACTAAATGGATCAGACTAGGAGCTATAAATGGGATTTTTTAGTAAAGTATGGAAAGGCGTAAAGAAAACTTTTAAAAAGATTGGTAAGGGCATCAAGAAAGCTTTTAAATCTGTTGGCAAGTTCATGGGCAAGATCGGCATCGTGGGTCAGATTGCCATGATGTTTATCCTGCCCGGAATAGGTAACGCCATGATGAGTACCTTTAATGGAATGATGCAAGGATTAGCAGGTGTTGCTGGAGGTAGTAGTGCTTTTGCTGGTGTAGCAGGGGCTGCACAAACTGTGCTAGGAGCCGCAGGTAACTTTGCTCGTTTGGTTGCTAAACCTTTCACTACAGTTACTGATGCTGTAGGTAGCTTTATAAGTAACACCAGTAAATACATTGCTAATAAGATACCGGGGATGAGTAACCTATTAAGTAAGGCAGGTATCAAAATTACTAACGCTCCTGAGAATTTCTTTGGCTTAGGAGAGAACAGCGTCTTAGGTAGAGTAGGTACAGGCATTTCAAATAATGTACAAGGGTTTGTAGATATTGGAAGAGACTTGATGACAGGAAATCTTCAGCCGTTTGGTGTGGGTATTCCTAAGACTCAACCTATGACAATAGAAACTGATGCTCTAGGACAAGAAACTTTAGTTAATCCTAACATGAGTCCAGTAGATTCAACTTCAGCAAGAGATCTGCTAACAGGCCCTGCTCCAGATCCTCTACCTCAAAGTCCAAGTCTTCTGGGTGATGCACGTACAGTAGAAGTTCCGGGGGCTAAACAAACACTAGGACAAACACTAGGACAAAAGTTCAGAGATACCTTCACTGTAGAAAATGTAGTATCTACAGGTGTTGATAAATCTTTTGATGCTCTTGTTAGCACAGGTACAGCAGCAATATTAGATCCTGTACTTGGAGAAGATCCACCAGAACGGCCTCTTGATATTGCTTACACACCACAGTTCCAAGCTACAGATTATTCAGGGATTACGGAAGATCCTTTAAGGGCTGACACATTTGCAGACTACACGCAAAGAATTAGCACAGGCTTTGATGACAGAGGACTTGTTTCTTCTGGAGGAGCTTGGAATAACTGGATGCGTTCCAACTTAGCATGAGGTGATTTAAATGGCTGAAGTACGATTTACAGACGAAGACTTTAATGCGAATGCAATGGACACTTCTAGGCCGTTGCCCGGAGAGTCATTGACAAATGATCCTGAGAATCCTCTACCATTTGAGGGCAGTCCTCAGTTTACGGATCAAGATGAACTTCTTAATTACTATTTTGAAATGTTAACATCTGAGGATGTATATGACAACTTGATAGATGCTTTAGAACAGGGCTTTCCTGTCATGGACTTGGTGCAGACTTTACTTCTAAAAGGTTTTGAGGACGGTCTATTTAACCCTGACCTAATGATGGTAATAGCAGAGCCTCTGGCGTATATGATCATAGCTTTGGCAGAAAGACAGAACATTGATGTTGTAATCACATCTGAAGAAGATGAAGATGAAGAAAGTAACATACCAATGTTTAAACAAGCGATGTCTACTGTGAGTCCCACAGAGGAAGTACCAGAAGAAATACAACAGAGAGTGGAGCCTACTGCTCCCTCATTACTAACAAGAGAGGAACCTCAAGATGTCTGATAATTTAGGAGACTTTGCTTCTTTATTAGGAGAAGGCTTTTCTCAAGCTGCTCAGTCTGATGAGAGAGACAGGAGGAAAGCAGAAAAAAGAGCAATGAGAGATCAGCTTCTTTACGCTTTTGCTGCGCCTCTGGTAAGTGCAGCAGGTAAAGGTGTTGTAGATTTTGGTGCTGATGTTCTTTTAGGCAGTAACTCTAAGGACTTCTTTAGTACAAAAGAAGGCACCACTTTGATGCGAAGATTTAGTGATATTAATAAAGCATCAGAAGATATAGACAGCACAATGACGGCATTGACTAAAGCAGGTGATGGTGATGGTCGAGAGGGTGTGTACAGAAACAATTTGTTGAGGGCGACACAGGATGCTCAACGAAAGTATGGTGGAGCCGCTGATAGAGATATACTTATAGAAAATGCTATAGCAAACCTAGAGCCAGAAATAAGACAAGCCTCTGAAGATGAGTACAATGAACTTCTGTCTATACAAAAAGCACTAAGACTTAATCCTAGTGATGAGGAAGTTCTAAGACGTTATAGAGAAACTGCTATAGGAAAAGGAAGAGGTAGAAAAGTATTTGGAAAGTTAGCCTCGTTCTTTACTGGTAAAAATTATCAAAAAGAAGTGGTAGAACCCGCTGCTTCTTATCTTATCCACGGTGGGGATTTAGAAATACAACAATCTGATTTTTACAAATTGTTCACGGATGGGAATTTTAACGATCAGTTGTCGGATCTTTTGAGGGAGGCTCAAAATTTAAGAGGTCGTTATAATATAGATGAAGACGATCTTGTAAACGCCGTTGAGCTTTTTGAGCATAGAAACTCAGATCTAATGGAATCTTTATCAGAAGAAAAGAGACTGGATCGTCAGGACGCTAAGGAGGCGATACAAGTAAGAAGCGTTATAAGAAGCAACCCAACTTTAGCAGCAGCAGCACAGGATTATGAAAGACTAACAGGAAATAAACCTAATCAATCTCAACTCACTAACCAAGTTTTAGGTAGCGTCAAAGGCATGGCTACGGATCAAGTTGAAGGTTTTGTTAATAGATTTAGAACTGACCATAAACCAGCTTACGATAAAGTGGCAGAGTCTTTTGCTTCTCAAATGTATGCTAATAAAGCAGAGAAGCAAGATGACGGTACGTTTAGGACTTTTGAAAAACTTGATTCCTCTGAGAGAGCCTTAGTGCAAGACGCTACTGATAGTTTTATTTCTGGTCTTGCTGGAAGATTCGGCACAGATTTGAGAACTGTGGTCACAGAAATACAAGAAGAAGCAGCAGGAGATTTCTCTAAAATACAGGGCTTCACAGCTATACAAGAAGGAGGTGTTCAGATACTAGCTGGTCAATATGTTGAACAGTACATTAATGGTCTGCCTATGAAATCTGTTGACCCCGGACAGTATGAAGGCGGGGCTATTGTAAATATGTATAATAGAAACTTTCTAGGCAAATCACCTAAAACTTTAGAAAACGTAACTACTACAGAAATGAGGAAAGGTTTATCAGCTACAATTAGAAATGCCTTGATTGATAGAGACTTGGGTGCTGGCTTACAAGTTGATGCAGTAGATAGGGGCATACAATCTAAAGTTAGTAGACCCACAACAAATCAAATTTATATGATAGATCCTTCTATTCTGAATGAAGCAACAAGCGACATAAAAGAATTACTATCAGATGATACTTTATCAGAAGAAGAGCAGCAAGATCAAGCGATAGCCGAATTAGAGGCACTAAAAAATATAATTGGAAATGCTGCTACATCTAGAGGATTTAACAAAATAGATCCTAGTTTTCCAGCAAAAATTAGAGAGTTAGAGCTTATGATAATGGGACAAGAACCACAAAGCTCTATCCCACCCAGAATGAGAGGTAGAGATTAATTTATGGTTGACTATTCTAAATATAATTTAGACTCGTATGTCGCTCCTGTTGAAGAGGAGGATGACGGTGATGTCTTGGATGGATATATTCCCAGAGTAGATTATTCTAAATTTAATTTAGATTCCTACAAGCCTGACCTAGATAAAATAGATGAAGTTAGGAAGCTTCAGTATGGCGCTGCACAAGAACCTATGATTGCAGGTAGCCTCTACAGACTAGCTAAAGCTGGTGCGACTGCTGCATTCAGCGAAGATACCTTTAGAGAAAAACTAGAAAAGATTGAACAAGAAAGACAAGAGGAAATACTTTCAGAGTTCCAAGAGTTTAAAGGCTTGCGAGAAGAGGATGAAGACTTAACCATCATAGGTGGTAGGGTTGGTACTGCACTAGTAGATCCTGTGACCTTTCTGATTCCTTGGGCTAAGTTTGGCAAAGCAGGTACTCTAGCTGCTGGTGCTGGTCTAGCAGCGGGTGAAACTGCTTTGAGAGAAAAGGCTCTGTATGGAGAAGTAGAAGCTAAAAATGTTGCTGTTAATGCAACTATTGGTGCAGCTAGTTCTGGTCTAGGATTAGTCATAGAGCGTCTAGTTAGGAGAGGAGATGTAGAGAAAGCCTTAGATGATGTTGTACCAGAGGTGCAAACTAAACCTAAAACAAAAACTTTTCAAGAAGTGAAAACTTCTTTAATGGAGTCGCCTATTGTTGAAAGATTTTTAAAAGAAGATGGCGGTCTAGGTCTTGATGAGGTAGTTAAAGATGCTCTTGATCCAGCTTCAAGATCAACTGTAATTATGGTAACTCCAAAACAATTTTTAAATTTTGCTGCAAGAGGTACAGAAGAAGCAAAACTCGAAAGGGTTCAGAAGATGGGCAGTGAAGGAGAAAAATTTGATGTTAGCTTTTTAAAATTCAATATAGACGATAAAGGTAGAGCGGTCATTAGTGGGCATGAGGGAAGACACAGAGCTATGTATTACATAGAGCAAGGTCTAGGAGATGAATTAATGCCTGTGCGCCTTACATCAGGGGGAAACAGAGAGATTAGGTTTGGTGAAGATAAATTTAGACCAGATACTTTATACAATGAAGACAGTAACGAGTTGTTCAACATAGCAGATAGGTATAGAAGATTTACAAAAGATGAAGATGATGTATTTGCTGGTTTAACTCCTCAAGCAATAGATGATGAAATTAGTGCGCGTACAGCGGAAGAAGCAGCAGAGGCTGTGCCATTTCCTAAAAGTATTGTATTTGATATAACTGAGCCTCTAGAAGGCAGCACAATACCTAGAATATCAGGACAGCCATCAGACATAGCTCAAGATCTAACACCAGAAGAAGTGACTGACTTTAGCAGAGCCTTTGAAAATGCGGGTGGACTAAAGCCTAATAGCGTGGGGTTTGCTGTATTCACACAAGAACTAATACAGTCAGTGAGGCAGATTGACAAGTTTCTAGATCAAGCTAAGAAGGCTAAAAGAAAAACTACAGATGAAGCAAAGCTAGAAAAATTAAAGTCTAGAATAAAAGCACAGCAGAAAATGAAAGATACTTTACTAGCTAATGCTGCCAAGAAAGCTGTCAGGTTGGGGGATGAGAAGGTAGAGACAAATCTGAAGGCTATAGAAAAGCTTAGAGAAGATGGAAAGCTAACACCGGGGATAATCCGTGCATCTTTTGATGCTTTGGGTAGACCTTTATTAGGCAGCTTTGCAGGTACTAATGTCGGTCTTTTCTTTATGGAAGACAACGATGACATGGCAACATTGACTGCATTCACTGTAGCTGGTTTAGCTGGAGGAGCTTATTGGAAAAGAATACATAAATCTACAAAGCTGACAGACTTGGACAAGCAATCAGCAGCTATATCAATAGCCGATAGAACTGGTGATCAAATAGCTGCTACTGCTGCATCTGCAAGTATTCCTACTAAACTAGCGGCTGATGGCGGCTGGAATAAAGTTATAGGTAATTTACTGTTTAGTATCACAGGTAAACCTACTGACTCAGTAGAGGCTCGTATGATACGAAATCAGTCTGATTATATTTTAACATTGAACAATATTTTCAAAGATTCTACCGACGATGAATCAGTAGCTACGCTTGTAGGTGAGGCTATGCGGGGTTTTACAGATCTAGATAAACTTAGCGCGGGTTACAAAGGTCTAGCAAACAATCTATCACACAAAGTATTCCAGACTAAGGTAGGTGATACAGTGCTGGGTACTCCTAACTTTACTAATAGAGCAGGTGTAACTCAGGAGCAGATTGACGAGGCTAGACGAATACTTCCCCAAGTAGCTGCTCTTAGGGATCAGGTAGCAGAACGTATGAGTGCTGTAGGAGTTACCTATAAGCTTGAGGATGATTATGGGTTAGCACAAAGATGGAATGTCGAAGGCGCTGATACTGTCAGGGGAAGAGCAAAGCTTAGGAAGGATATAGAAGAAGCTTTGACAATACAGAATGCTAACTTAGGCAAGAAGGCTCCTTCTAAAAAACAAGTAGACAGAATATTTCAAGGAGTGATGGGAACAAGAAAGTTTGCTGGCACGGCTAGGTCAGTCAACGATAATTCTAATAGTATTTTTGCAGTAAAAAGAGGCACTGACGGTAAAATAACTTACAAGTTTAGACCTCTATCGGAGTTTTTTGAAAAACAAAGATTACTGACTGACAGAGAAGCTGTTAAGTTTCTTGCATCCAAAGGACACATAAATTTAAATTCAAAAGATGTCATGTATGACTACGGTTTTCAGACCATAAAAGTTGCTGACTTTGCTGAAACTTTTGGAGCTAATGGTGAGTTAATAAATTATGCACTAGATGCAACAAGAAAAGCTTTCCAGAGACAAGGCTCAGAACAAGAGTTAGCAGAGATACAGTCTAGACAGCAGGATAGATTAGTAGATGCTATTGAAGTGTTTTGGGGAGGATATGGAGGATCTAGTTTAGGTGAAAGCGCACAAAGGTTAAATGATTTTAAATTTTACCGTAACGCAGTCAGGACTTTTACTACTTTAGCTAATGGTACATATTTGACAGGAGTTACAATAACAAACATGGCAGACCTTCTTCAGCCTTTTGTCAACAGTGGCTTCACTGCTGCGGTTAAAGGTGTGACAGGTAAGTTTTCTCCTGACACAAGATTTTCTAAAATGACAAGTTTTAAACATGATCAGGCTTTTGAAAAAGAACTTAGGAGTTTATTAAGGACTTCCACTAAGGCTGGAACGGGAAGATATGAAAACTTCTTATTATCTGCAAACGATGTATTTTTTAGAGCAATACAACTTAGAAGACTTAATGGTATAGCTAGAAACTATGCTTACGATGTGGGCGTTAACAGAGCTTTTGAATTAGCTAAAAAGTCTAAGCTAAGTGAAAGCAACATACGTGAGCTAGGCAGCTATAACTTATCTGTTGATGATCTAAAAGCTATTGGAAAGTACGATGATATTAAAGTAGCTTTTGAAGAAGGGAACGCAAGAGACTTGATGGATCTTGCTGGTAGATCTGCCGCTGATAGGGACGCTATTGTTCCTTTGATGGGTAATCGACTTTACTTCACTCAGTCTAATGATGAGCTAGTAAGATCTTTGGGTCAATTCTCTTCTTGGGCGCAAGCAAAGTCTGTACAAATGAATGCTCTTGCCGACAGAGTAGAAGGAGGAGATGCAGCAATACTGGTTAGATTATTAGCTAGTATACCTATGGCTGGCATGGTAGCTGAACTAAAGCGTTCCGCATCAGCAGATTACACTGGGACTAAGAAAGAAGATCTAGAGGCTTTTGAAGAAATATCAAAAGCCATGAAAGCTTCTGGAAACTTTGAAAACTGGGCGCTGACTAGGGGTTTAGATGCTTTGAAGTATGGGTTATTAGAAGGTGATAGAGATGCAATGGCACAAGTTGCTCCTTCTATAGCTTATCTTCAAGATACTGTCACTGAAACTGGAAAAGCTATTGATGACTTTGCGGCTGATGATTACGAAGGGGTAGCTAAAGAGATAGCGGATCAAACTCCATTCTTAAAACAAACTTTGCTGTTGTACAAAAAGATGACAGGAGACTACCTCTTGGAAGATAAAGATAATGAGCCTGAAAAGAAATCAGAAAGACCTTTGAGACTTGAGAAAGGTGGTGTAGTAGATGTTCCCAGAGCATCAGAAGAACCTGATGAGCGTATAGACAAGATGACAGGTAGGCCCTATGACCAACAAGCAGGTACTGCCTTTGTCGATGAAGAAGATCCCTTGCGAAGGTTAGGCTTTGGCGTAGGGGGAGAAGTAGATCCTCTACAAAGACTAGGGTTTGGTGTCGCACAACAGGATAGGAGAACAGCATAGTGGCAACTTATAGAATAAAAAGCGGCGATAGTCTCTCAGCCATTGCAAAAAGATTCGGAACAACAGTAAAAGGTTTGCAAGCTCTGAATCGTATCGCAGACAAAGACGTAAATTTAATATTTGCTGGCGATGATTTAAAGATACCTGACAGGTTAGGAGATGTAGAAAGGATTAAAGAAACTGTAACTGAGCGGGTTGCACCAAGGCGTGTGCCTAGAAAAATTAATCTTATGAGAACCTCTGCTGTTCGTAAGCCTCCACCTGCGGCTGAAAGGACTGCGCCTGTTAATCCAAGACTAAGAGCTATTAGATCTAGGAGTGAAGGCACTCCTACAGAGAGTAAGGGTCTTATGGCTAGGAGTAGAAAACGATCAGAAACAAATCCTAGTCTTCTGTCTTCTGCTCCAGCTAGAGCTTATGCAGCGGGTATGCTATCTAGTGGTGTTTTAACTGAAGATTTTTTTAGACCTGACGAATTTGGAACATTAACTAATTTAGTTGTGGGCAAAGTTAAGAAGGGAAGCAACAATATGTTTTATGGCGACTATGATGAAGCAGCGGGGTCTAAGATTAACTATGAAATGGAAATACCTTCAGACATTTCTACTAATCTGAAAAAAGCGTTAAAATTCACAACTGGAAGAATGGACATAGTACAACATAAAGGAAAGGTCTTGGGTGCTGATGAGTTTGATTTTGAAGGGAAAGAAAAAATATCTGAACAATCTTTAATTGATCAGGTGAAATTTTTAGCTGACAGAACAGGTGCTTTCCTGAAAGGTGATATTGGTTTATACGGCACAGCGCATAGCTTTGGAGAAGTATTTAATCCTCCCGGCGAAGGCCCTTCCTTTAGAATAGATTTTGGATCTCCTGAAGATTTAGGAATAGATCAGGAGGTTTTCAAAAATTTACCAACTCTAGAAAGCTATGAAAAAGAAAACGCTCATCGTATTAAACAAAGACCCTTGAGAGACTTCTTTAGATCGCTGGGTGTTATAGATGTATAAATATTTCACAGAAGAAGAATTAGTGTGCAGACATTGCAATGAAACTGGCATGGACTCTGCGTTCATGCAGAAGGTAGATGTCCTACGTGAAAAGATGGGATTCAGCTTTCCTGTTAACTCTGCGTACCGTTGTGCTAATCACCCCATAGAGGCCCGTAAAGCCTCTCCCGGCGCTCATGCATCAGGCAGGGCCATAGATATAGGGGTGGCTGGTGGAGAGGCTTACAAGCTAATACAGGGCGCTCTAGAGGCAGGTTTTACTGGTATTGGTGTAAGTCAGAAAGGCACTACAAGATTTATACATCTTGACAATCTAGAAGGCTCTGAGAATCGCCCAAGACCACACATCTGGAGTTATTAATATGAGTATTGTAGCACAGCTAGTAGGGCCTGTAACGGGCTTGCTAGACAAGTTTATTGAAGACAAAGACCAGAAGGCTATGCTGGCCCACAAGATTGCAACGATGTCAGAAGAACATCATCAAGATCTTATGAAGGCACAGATAGAAGTCAACAAAGTAGAAGCAGCTAGTTCTAATTTGTTTGTTGCTGGTTGGAGGCCCTTTATTGGTTGGACATGTGGGCTGGGAATGTTTGGAAACTTCATCACAATACCATTCTCTAACTTTGTATTAGCCTTAGTAGGTATGGATATTGTTATTCCTCTAGTTCCGCTAGAAACTATGATGCCTGTTCTTATGGGTATGCTAGGTTTGGGTGCAATGAGGAGCTTTGAGAAGACCAGAAAATGATTATAGAATCGGTGGCAGCCGCTTCAGCCGTGCTGACGAGTCTGAATGGGCTGATAAAGGCGGCTAACGAGTCTGGCTCTGGTATCCAGCAGCTTATGGGTACTATCAGCGACTTTGGAGAAGCCTTAACAAACTTTGAAGTAGAGCGCAAGTCTAGTACCTTCAAGCCCCTGAGTCAGAGCGAGATCTTGAAGCTCACCCAGATTAAGAAAAGCTATGAGAGATACTGGAAGGACGTACACGATATATTATTAGTCGCAGATCCAGACACTTTGGAGGCGTTTAAAAGAGCCAAGGCAGAGCAAGAGGCTGCTAGGCAACAACACCTACGGCTTATAGCAAAGAAGAAGAAAGAAAAAGAAATACTAATGAATCAACTAGCAGTAGGTGGACTTGTATTCTTGGTTGGTGCTATCATAGCAATTGTTTCGGTAGGTATTATAATCAGAACTTTTGGAGGATGACATGGCAGCTAAGAAGAAGCCAGCAAAGAAGAAATCTAGAGTTAATGAAGCAGGTAACTATACCAAGCCTGAGATGCGTAAGCGTCAGTTCAATAGGATCAAGGCAGGATCAAAGGGAGGAAAGCCGGGACAGTGGAGTGCGCGTAAAGCCCAGATGTTAGCAAAGGCTTACAAAGACGCAGGAGGCGGCTACAAGTAATGAGTCAGCCACAACAACATCAGCTACGCTTTGAATATAAAAAAATAAAAGATCAAGCAGATGCTATTGAAAAGCAGAGAAAGGCTGTTGAAAAGATGATAGAGCAGCAAAAAGATAAAGGACATAATCAATAATGGCACTTAAAAAATCTCAGAGATCTTTAAAGTCTTGGACAAAACAGAAGTGGCGTACCAAGTCAGGTAAGAAGTCTAGTGAAACTGGAGAGCGTTACCTGCCTGAGAAGGCCATCAAGTCTTTGTCATCTAAGGAGTATGCGGCTACTAGCAAAAAGAAACGTGAAGATACAGCTAAAGGTAAACAACATAGTAAACAACCCAAGAAGATTGCGAAGAAGACTCGACAATATAGGAAAAAGTCATGAGTAAAAAAGATCCACGTTTAGAACGCGCAGGTGTATCAGGTTTTAACAAACCCAAAAGGACTCCAAAGCATCCAAAAAAGTCTCATATTGTTGTGGCAAAGGAAGGAGACAAGATAAAGACAATACGCTTTGGGCAGCAGGGAGCCAGTACAGCAGGTAAGCCCAAGGCAGGAGAGTCCGATAGAATGAAAAAGAAACGTGCAAGCTTCAAAGCAAGGCACCGTGCGAACATCAAGAAGGGTAAGATGAGTGCAGCATACTGGGCGAACCGTGTCAAATGGTAGGCCCTGTATCACCTATTTCAAATATGTTACTGAGTAGCTACGTTGATACGCAAACGCGACATAATGTGGTTAGTGATCCTGCTGGGGGCACTAATAGAATTGACACTACTGTTTTTAGAACTGTGTACTACGAGTACGATCATGGGACAGTGAGCGTGAGGAATGTTAGTGGTTCTTCTCAGATAATTAACTTGTCAGTTTAGCCTTCCAAACAGCCGTATACGGATATATCCACCTTTCTTCCTCCAGAACCCAAAACAGTCCCTCTTGAACTGATACCTTAGGCCATGCGATTAGTGGTGTCTTTTCTAAGTGATCTCTATAATTACTGTACTGAGGCCAAGCACAAGGAACCTTTACAGTTACCACATCACCTTTCTTGTAAAGAGTCGCACCATTAAATGCTAGAGCTACCCTAGCCTCTACTTGCCCAAGATTGTAATGGCTAGGATGCCAAGTAATTCTTTTTGGGCCATCGTAATTCTCTATAGCCTTCTGAACTATCTTCGACTCTAGAAAGAAGTCATCCTCAAAGACTATATCTTTTCCTTCAGAAGAAGAGAACAGCATATACCACATCTCTTTAGATATTTCTGGATACAAAGGATAGCCAACAGCCATCATCGCTAAATATCCAGCAGTTATTTCTACTTTGTTATAGTCTGTAAAGTAAGCAGGATTCATAGGTCTTACTGCTAAGTGATCAAATCTAACAATACCCCATATCAGAGCTATGACTAATAGACAAAGCGCAAAAATAAATTTTTTCAATTTAAAGCCTCTAGTTCTCTTTCAAGATGTTCATGTAAGCTTCCTACCTTAGTATGTACTTCATTCAGTATCTTTTTCATTAAAGGTATATCATCTTCTTCAAATATAGTAGCCAGCTTTTCAACTGGCAGTTTACTATATTCGCTCATGACTTGTCCTTTAGAGTTAACAAATACTTTGAAGCTTACAATATTGCCTTCCATGTTAGGCAACCTTACCAAACGATATTTTGCCAACGTCTCCACGCAGACCAGCCTTCATGTAAGTTGTAGCACGGCCTTCAAAGAAGTTCTGATGTTCTACTCCTAGTACATCATCAAGCCAGTTTAGTGGATTGTCTTTGACATTGTAATTAGTTTTTAGCCCTAGTTGTAACAGGCGACGGTCAGCAATATACCTAATGTATTGTTGCATCTCTTTCTTAGTCAGTCCGGGTATGTCACCCTGCTCAAACACCAAGTCCAAGAACCTATCCTCTAGGTCAACCATCTCTCGACATGCCTGATAAATCTCTTTCTTAAAGTCATCAGTCCACAGGTCAATATTTTCCTGCATAAACTCCCTGAACAGCTTTGTCATTGCTTCTACGTGCATAGACTCATCTCGTATACTGTAGGTAATGATCTGTCCCATGCCTTTCATCTTACCAAAGCGAGGGAAGTTTAGCAATATGATAAAGCTGGAGAATAGCTGTAGCCCCTCAGTAAATCCTGAGTAGATAGCCAAAGCTTTTGCAATGCTCTTCTTGTCGCCTTTAGTGACCTTTACAGAGTTGATGTACTCATGCTTGTCTGCCATAGCCTCATACTCTGCAAACGCCTTATACTCTACCTCTGGCATCCCTACGGTGTCTAATAGTAAGCTGTAGGCGTGTTGATGTATAGACTCCATGTTAGCAAATGAAGACATCATCATACGAGCCTCTGGCTTCTTAAAGATACGCATGTACCTGTCAACGTAACCAGCACCTACGTCTACATCAGACTGTGTAAACAGACGGAAGATCTGAGTCAATAGGTTCTTTTCCTCATCAGTCATTGTCTGCCAATCTTTCACATCATTGTGCAGAGGTACATCCTCTGGGAACCAGTGCATCTGATTCTGTTGTGAGTAGTAGTCGAACATCCAAGGATGGTCAAACGGTTTGTAGTAATCTCTAGTATCTAATAAGCTCATTCATTCCCCCTGATTTCAAATTCATGTTCTTCCAGATATTTTTCAAAGCCTTTGTACACCGATACATTAGAGTATCCTACGGCCTTTGCGAAGCAACTGAAAAATTCTGTAAGTTGGTCTATATCTATCTCGTTGTCTATATTCATCGCAATAGAATAGCTGTCATTACTTGTGAATTTAATCATCCTACATCTCCTTCCTTAATGAGGTGTATTAGTTCATCACTCATCTTTTATGTTCTCCAAGTGTTCTTCAAGTAGCCTAGCAAAGCCTATGTCAAGTATTAGCTGTACTGCTTCAGGGTCTAAGTCTAGCTCTACGTTAGCAGAGCCGTCTTTATTTTCTATAACTTTCTTGACAGTTATCTGTGGTAGGGTGTTATTCATGGGCTTCATACCCGCTACTAATTAATGTTTGTTTAAATATTTCAATCATATATATTATGTCTTTTACTTCTAGCGTGGAACTGGCTTTAGCTTTCATTAAGTTTTCAGAGTCCCACCCAAGAATAAGAACCTCATCAAATTCACTTTTAGCATCTTCTAGTATTTCATCAGCAGATGCTTTCTCTGGTACAAGATTAACTATATTACCCATTGAAACGTGTCTCCAGTACAATTAACTTATCTTCTGCTTCGGCAATCTTACCTACAAGACTGTTCATAGTCTCAATCAAGTTACCATGCTCACCCACAGCAACAGGATTATCTATATAGTTGTTAACCTCTGCTTCGTAGACTGCTATCTCTGCTTCATACATACGCTTCATAGCATCAATCTTCGGGTCTGACATTGTACCCCTCCTTCAATAAATTTTTATACTTGTTTATGTACTGCTTGTAACTAAGTGGTGCTTCTTGCTGCTTAATCTTGTCGTTCATGTAGCTAGACCACATCTGCATACAGTAGTGGCTAAACTCCATTATCTTGTCATCTTGTTCTTTGTAGAACATTAAGTAATCTGCCCAAAGCACATACTCTTTTAATTCGTGTATATAGAACTGTGCCCTGTATACTGGATGTTCTTCTGTCATGCTAACTTACATTCACAAATATAAAGTGCGCCGTAGTAGCTGCACATTTTAAACTCATGCTTCTGGCACTTGACTTGATCCGGCCCCATATTTTTCCATTTGCTACCGTCACCTGACGTGGCAGCACAACCAGACACTAATAACAACGTAATCGCTAATATAATTTTATCCTTCACAGCTTAAACACTCCTCTTCTAAATTAATTCTTGGGATCTTAATGTTAACATTCTCTGTATTTCTAGCCGCTGTAGTTCGCAGGTAATACATAGATTTGAGTTTGTTAGCTCCTGTCCAATGAACATGATTAACATATTCCAAATATTCATCATGTACCTCCTGTGGTGCAGTAGCTGGTGGTGGTTCAAAGAACAAGTTTACTGACTGTGCTTGGCAGACGTACTGCTGTCTTTGGTAGGCGTGTTCGATAATCCAAATCTGGTTAAGTTCAGGCGCTGTTTTAAATACCCCCTTTTCTTCTTCCGTGAGTTCCTGTAGATCTTTAACAGAGCCTTCAGCAGCAGCAATATCTTTCCACGTTTGTTCGTTGTTAATTCCTCTGTCTTCAAGAAGTTCCTCCAGATACTTATTCTTTACTTTGTACGATCCCGTAAGAGTTTTGTGCGTAAATACGTTAGCCCTCGTAGGCTCAATAGAAGGGCTTGTTCCACCACATATAATACTACTACTAGCATTAGGGGCAATAGCAAGGAGATGGGA